GCTTTCACTGTCATGAGCCGTGCTCCGTTAGAAATAACTTACTGGAGCCTTATGTTTGCGGTGATAGGGGGAGTGAGACAACGCGCTGTATTTGTACGGTAAACCACACAAACCGCAGCCGGGGAAAGCCGCCATCCAAGGCCGTATGTTTGGGCCATGAACACGACACTGACCCCCGCAGACCTCGATCCCCGTAGGCAGGCCATGCTGCTGTACTTTCAGGGATACCGCGTAGCCCGCATTGCTGAAATGCTGGGCGAAAAAGTTGCAACCGTTCACAGCTGGAAAAAACGCGACAAGTGGGGCGACTATGGGCCGCTGGATCAGATGCAGCTCACCACCGCCGCACGCTACTGCCAGCTCATTATGAAGGAGCATAAAGAAGGGAAAGATTTCAAAGAAATTGACCTGCTGGCTCGCCAGTCGGAGCGCCACGCGCGGATCGGCAAGTTTAACAATGGCGGCAACGAAGCCGACTTAACCCCTAACGTCGCCAACCGCAACAAAGGCCCACGCCGTCAGCCGGAAAAGAATGTTTTCACTGATGAACAGATCGAAAAGCTGGAAGAAGTCTTCCACGCTTCTATGTTCGACTATCAGCGTCACTGGTTTGAAGCGGGGAAAACAAACCGCATCCGCAACCTGCTCAAGTCGCGCCAGATTGGCGCCACGTTTTATTTTGCCCGTGAAGCATTGATTAACGCCCTGCTGACCGGACGCAACCAGATTTTCCTTTCTGCCAGTAAGGCACAGGCGCACGTCTTTAAGCAGTACATCATCGACTTTGCAAAAGAGGTGGATGTTGAGCTGAAAGGCGATCCCATGGTGTTACCCAATGGGGCAGCTTTGTACTTTCTCGGCACCAACGCCCGCACGGCGCAGAGCTATCACGGTAATCTGTACCTGGATGAATATTTCTGGATACCAAAATTCCAGGAACTGCGCAAAGTGGCTTCCGGTATGGCCATTCACAAGAAATGGCGACAAACCTACTTCTCCACGCCGTCCAGCCTGACCCACAGTGCCTATCCGTTCTGGTCCGGCGCGCTGTTTAACCGGGGCCGTGCCAAAGCGGACAAGGTGGATATTGACCTGACCCACAGCAACCTTGCGCGCGGCCTGCTCTGCCCTGACGGACAGTACCGCCAGATCGTCACCGTGGAGGATGCGGTGCGCGGCGGCTGTAACCTGTTCGACCTCGACCAATTGCGCATGGAGTACAGCCCGGACGAATACCAGAACCTGCTGATGTGCGAATTTATTGACGATCTGGCGTCAGTATTCCCGCTCAGCGAACTGCAGGCGTGCATGGTGGACAGCTGGGAAGTCTGGACCGATTTTCAGGCTCTGGCGCTGCGCCCGTTTGGCTGGCGCGAAGTCTGGATCGGATACGACCCGGCGAAAGGCACGCAGAACGGTGACAGCGCCGGGTGCGTGGTGGTGGCACCGCCAACCGTGCCGGGCGGCAAGTTCCGCATTCTGGAGCGACACCAGTGGCGCGGGATGGACTTCCGCGCCCAGGCTGACGCCATTAAAAAACTGACGCAGCAGTACAACGTGACCTATATCGGCATCGACTCGACCGGCGTCGGTCACGGTGTCTACGAGAACGTGAAAGCGTTCTTTCCTGCCGTGCGGGAGTTTGTCTACAACCCCAACGTCAAAAACGCCCTGGTGCTCAAGGCCTACGACATCATCAGCCACCGCCGTCTGGAGTTTGACGCCGGACACACTGACATTGCGCAGTCCTTTATGGCTATCCGCCGGGCCACCACCGCCAGCGGCAACCGCCCTACCTACGAAGCCAGCCGCAGCGAAGAAGCCAGCCACGCAGATTTGGCTTGGGCAACGATGCACGCACTGTTTAACGAACCGCTGCAGGGCGAATCCGCCAATACCAGCAATATTGTGGAGATTTTTTGATGAGTGAACCCGAAGCCTTAACCAGCTCAACGCCAACAGAAGCTACGGCGCCTAAAAACGCAGGCGTAACTGCCGAGGCTTTCAGCTTTGGTGACCCGATCCCGGTGCTGGATCGCCGCGAGCTGCTGGACTATGTGGAATGCGTACAGATGGACAGATGGTATGAGCCGCCAGTAAGCTTTGACGGGCTGGCGCGAACCTACCGCGCCGCTGTGCATCACAGCTCACCGATAGCGGTTAAACGTGACATTCTCAGCAGTACGTACATCCCGCACCGCCTGCTCAGCCAGCAGGCTTTTGCCCGTTTCGTCCAGGATTATCTGGTGTTCGGTAACGCCTATCTGGAAAAGCGCACCAACCGGCTCGGAGGCGTTCTCTCACTGGAGCCAGCACTGGCGAAGTACACACGCCGTGGCGTTGACCTCGACACCTACTGGTTTGTGCAGTACGGCCTGACCACGCAGCCCTATGAATTTACACAGGGCAACATTTTTCACCTGATGGAGCCGGATATTAACCAGGAGATTTACGGGCTGCCCGGCTATCTGTCCGCCATTCCGTCAACCTTGCTCAACGAGTCCGCCACGCTGTTCCGCCGGAAGTATTACATCAACGGCAGCCACGCGGGTTTCATCATGTACATGACCGACGCAGCACAGAACCAGGAGGATGTGAACAATATCCGCCAGGCAATGAAAAGCGCCAAAGGACCGGGTAACTTCCGCAACCTGTTTATGTATTCACCCAACGGTAAAAAGGACGGCATCCAGATCATCCCGTTATCGGAGGTTGCTGCAAAGGATGAGTTTCTGAACATCAAGAACGTCAGCCGCGATGACATGATGGCAGCGCACCGCGTACCGCCGCAGATGATGGGTATTATTCCCAACAATACCGGCGGCTTTGGTGATGTGGAAAAGGCCAGCCGTGTCTTTGTTCGCAACGAGCTGATGCCGCTGCAGAAGCGACTGCAGGAGCTTAACGACTGGCTGGGCGAAGAAGTGATCCGCTTTGAGCCTTACGACCTGGGTTTAAAAAGCAAGCGCAACTAACCTACTTCAACACCACTTCAAAGAGATGCCCATTCACAGCGCCCCAGCAGCATTCTGCGGGGCGCTTCTTTTTTGCTGCTGCTCCCTTTCCCTTAGAGATTGAATCCGCCAGCGTGCCTGATATTGTGCCGGATTTTCACCATTTCACCCCATTGCGCGCGCTCGTATCCCCGCCACGCCTGCCCGCTTTATGTAGTGGTTTTCATGCACCTGCATGACATAAGCAAAAGCCTGTGATTACTGGCGGGCCTCATCGAAAACGATCCTCAAACGATCATGCGAACTCATGCGGCATAGACATGCATACAACCCATTACTCGTTTTTAGCTTTGCTAACTCAATCCAGGAGAGTCTTGATTTTTTAATAGACTTAAGCTTAAACACATCCAGCATCACGTATAGTGCCAACAATGGAGATAACTTTAAGTACTATTATGATTGGAAGTGGTTATATTTAATAAACATAAAGGATTTATTTTAAACTTAAATTCTTGGCCAGCAAATCCATACAACACCCACAAAAAAACCTGAGAACCATAAATGAAAATAATTGAACTATACAATGAAAAATAAAGACCAATTTTTGCATCACTCCAGTAACCATCTGATATGGAATTTAACAATATTAAAGCTCCAATAAGAATGCAGATAGCCGCAACCACAAATGCAAGACGTTCAACCCCACGTCTTATATTAATTAACGTCATAGATTCCTCATTAAGAATGGTGTAGCCATAGAGAAAATGAAATATAAAAACAAAGCCGAATTATTTCTCTGCGTTATTATCAATGATATCTGAGAGCATTTTCCCAATTTTGTATTCATAACTTCTTTTTACTTTGAAATTATGAATAAATTGCCTTAAAGCCACAAATAAAACAAACATTATTAGAACGATAACTGTAAGCCCAAGAAACCCACCAATACAGTAAAACACTCCTAAAGTATCAACCTTGTCTGAAAATGAAAAGCCGAATGCTAATAATAATTTTGAGAATAGAACAAACACAGCCTCCATCACTCAAGATCCGTGCTAACTATTTTATAACTAACGACTAGTGTATCATTTTTCGTCTTAACTTTGTGGGTTTCAGTCCATCCGTGCTTGATTAAAAAATAATTGGATGCTGAATCTTTATTTTTCTCAATAAAATCCACATCGTCCTTTTTCATTGATTCTTTAACATTATTTAAGGCGTCTTGATTTGCATTTTCCACATCACTATCTGAAACATCATTAATGACGTCATTAAATACCAATTCTTTTTTATCTTCATACATATATATAGGTTCGCTAGGATTTTTTTTATTAAATTCCTCAACTTCATCTTTAACTTTCATAACTGAAGATTCATACATGTTTTTAGCAACGGCAGCACCACCAAACAAAGAAGCAAAAATTGCAGTTTTAGCAAATAGTTTTAAAGCAATAATGGCCGCAACAGCGACACCACCACTTGCGAGAGAGGACGTTTTATTCATAATATACCCTTAAAATTTTTAGCTAATTATGAGGTTATATCGTCACTAAATATAAGCAAAAAATGCTTAAAATAAGATTTACCCCATTGCAAGAAATACTTTCCATGTATTTCAAAAAATTAATGCAAGTTAATATCCATATCTGAAAGTAAATTCCGTTCATTGAAAAAACCTGACGAATAGAAGCATTAGCTTGAACATTAACCTAGTGAAGGAACAGGCATGCAGCTTCTTTTTCCCCATGATTAACGCCTCGCTCAGCTCGTTGTTCAACCTTGCTGACGTCAGAACCAAGTTCTCACGCCAGCAACGTTTCTGCTACTAACTGGGAAGATCCATGGAACGGCCGTATTCATGAGCACGAATCTTTGCCATCAGCTCATCCGTCAATTCAGATACCCACTGGATAGCCAGCCGCTTTTCTTCGTCGCTGCACTCACTAGCCGCTACAAGCTTGATAAAAAAATCAATGCGCTGGAGCTTCAACGACTCCAAAAGATAGTCCTGCATCTTCCCTCCTTTCACTTCTACGGAACACAATGCTGTATGTATAACCACTGTTTATAATTACAGCATATTAGGAAGCTATAAATGTAAAACTCTTTTTATCTGTCAATTAGATAGCCCTGACACCGATCAATAACAGCATAAATTATTAACCTGCGTCAGCCGTACCATTGCCGCCATCTATCATCTTCCTGCAACCGCTGGTTACGGTAAAAAATACGCAACCCAGCCCCGGATGGAATACTGCCGCCACGTAGAAGCAAATCAATCTCCGATGCACTACCTTCAAACCCTCTGGCAGTCAGTTCTGCCTCAAGCTGCAGGCGCTGCTGCTCCGAAATACTCTGTATGTATGCTTTTTTCCGCTTCGGTTTTACCAGTCTCAACCTGGCTGTCAGCTCCCGCCGCGCCTTCTGGCCCATGTTGTGGAGATATTCCTGCAGCGCCTTCTCATTCATGGTTTTAATATCGGGCAGATCCCCCCCTGTCTGGTTCAAATTTTCAACTGGGGGACAGTTATTGCCACGAGTCCAAGGGGCGCA